GTCTAATTTCCCAAAATTTATGGGAGAGCAGGACAATCCGGACGATTCGACCGATTACACATACCCCAAACTGGATACCTATACAGGCATGGAATTAGAGGGTGTGGCGGTAACGTATCAATTCGCCTCGGGCAGCATTTTTGATTATTTCGGGTTGCCCACAAAAATAGATTTTCCACACGCCACCCTTGCTGATAATTTTATAAGCGCAATACCTTTACGGGGTTATAATCTGATTTATCATTATTGGTTTCGCGATCAAAATTTAATGGATGCTCCCTATCTTACCAAGGGGGATGGCCCGGACCCGCTTGCTGAAACAAGGGATGCCGTAAAGGTGGCAACGTATAAATTGCTAAAAAGATGCAAAAACCGGGACTATTTTACAAGTGCGCTGCCCGAACCGCAAAAAGGGCCGGCTGTTGAAATACCGATAGGCCCTACAGCGCCAGTGTATGGCAATTTGCATGCATTACAGTTTACGACTGCCGGTGATGGCTCGATGGCTATCAGACCGGCGTCATTAGGGTATGCGTCCGCTAACCAAAATGTGTTAATGGAGTCTACCGCTGCAACTGGTGCGGTAGTTGGAGCTGCTGCTCCTGCTGTACAATATGCGGCTGGCGAGGGAAAATTTTTAGGGTTAGCTCGTAAAGAACAAATTGATTATTACGATATAGACCCGGCCAATACCGGCCTGTACGCCTCCCTGGAAGAAGCTACCATGACATCAATCAACGAATTCCGTTTACTTTTTGCCACTCAACGGTATTACGAGCGCAAAATGCGTGGCGGCTCTCGGTATAAAGAGATCGTGCAGTCGTTTTTTGGAGTTTCCGTGCCCGATTTTAGAGTACAATGGCCGGAGCTTTTGGGTATTACATCCCAAAATATGAGTACACAGGAAATCGTTCAGGGGTCCGGTACAGGTGCCTCGGGTACATCCACCGCTCTCGGCCAGCTGGCTGGCCAGTTGAAATCATCAAATAGCCGATACGTATTTAACAAATCGATCGTTGAGCACGGTTATATCATCGGCCTGGCTAATATCCGTGCGGATATCACCTATTACCAAGGCATTGACCGCCACTGGACTGAGTCTACAATATTCGATGAATTTTGGCCTCAATTTGGACACATTGGCGAACAGTCAGTATTAAATCGTGAGCTGTGTTATACTGGCGATGATGGTACATACGATCTCGCTGTGTTTGGTTATCAATCTGCCTGGTCCTGGCTTAAATATAAAAATAATAAAATAACTGGGCAAATGCGCCCTAACGCAACTATAAATTTTAAGCAGTGGCATTTAGCTCAGGAGTTAACAACTCCAGTTTTAAACGATTCGTTTATTTTATCAGCAGTTCCAATATCTAATGTCGCCTCGTCAACCACAGCGGATTATTTTATGATCGATTTTCTATTTGATTTAGAATCGATCCGCTGTGTCCCCTTTAACACAGACCCAGGGATGCTCGATCATTTTTAGGAGGTAAATTATGGGATCATTTTCAGAGGGCGCGGGACCATCATTAATTGAGGCGGGTGGCGGTATATTATCCAGCATTTTTAATGTCGGGACCGCCAATAAACAGATGGCATTCCAAGAGCGGATGCGCTCAACCGCCTATCAAACGGCGGTTGACGATATGATAAAGGGCGGGTTAAATCCCGCCCTAATGTATGGGAGTGCTGGTCCTGCTGCCACCCCGTCAGGGGCAATGGCAACTGTTGACAATCCGCTAAAAGGGATGTCTGCCGATCTCGCAAACAAGGCACGACTGAAGAGCGATATTGCGCTAAATAGTGCCTCAGCGGCTAAAATGGCGTCAGAGTCTAATCTGGCAGATGAGCAATCTAAAACAGCCGCTACCACCAGGGCGGTAAACACTGCAAATGCCCTGAAAATGCTTGCAGATAGTAAAGTGCCGCCTGCAATGATCGAGGAGATTAAGGCGAAAATACGCGAGATCGATGCCCGCATACCATTAATTAACGCCGAAACCAAAAAAATGCGGGCGGAAACACCGAAACCCGAATTTTTTGGTAAAATATACGAAAAAGGAAAGGAGGTAATTCCTACTGTTGAGCGAGGTTTCAATGGATTTATACAGGATCTGGCCGATAGGTTGCACGGTAAAAAACCAAAAATTATTCAACGTCATGGTGCAAGCGGAAAATTTTAGAGGAGGTTGTTATGTCCTACGCAGGTAAAATCAAAAAAAAACACATTTCTCGCGGTAAATCTAAACGGCAATTTAAAAAAACCGTGCTGAAATCCCATCCGGCAAACAATTTGATAGAGAGAGGGGGTACTCGCCTATAGTGGCAATGATGTGACCCAATATGTACAACAGCGCCCACAAAGCCCACGCCTCGTGGGCGTTGTCATTTTTTTTACTTTTCAGGATAATTAAACAAAAAAAATGGCATGTTATCAACCTAGGCATGTTTGGCAATTAAAAAATCCTAACCGGGACGGTAAAACCCCTTTACAATTTAGCAATCCTAATTCGGATGCTTATAAATCGATTATGATCCCCTGCAATAAATGTTTCGGCTGCCAACTGGAAAAAACCCGACAATGGTCGGTGCGAATAATGCATGAGGCTAAATTGCATCCGTCAAGCACATTTATCACCTTGACATATCGCAAAAATCCCTGGACGCTTAACAAACGCGATATGCAACTATTTTTAAAAAGAATGCGTAAAGATTTACAAAAGCGGAATATATTTATAAAATTTTTTCAGTCCGGTGAATATGGTGGGGCGCGTGAGCGCCCACACCATCATGCAATTATATTTGGCTACGATTTTCCGGATAAAATCTATCGTGGAAAACGTGGTGAATATCCAGTATATGACTCGGAGGAGCTGAAAAAATGGTGGACCCACGGACGTGTGGAAATTGGTCAATTAACTGTTAAATCCGCTCAATACGTGGCCTCCTATTTAACTCAACGGACAAAACCATTATCATGGTATAAAGGGCGTGAACGTGAATATTCCACTATGTCAAGAGGTGGCCGAACCGGACACGGTTTGGCCTACAATTTTTATAAAAAATATCATACAGATATATATCCTAGAGATATCGTTTTCACTACGCCAGAACGCCGGGGCAAACCCCCGGCTTACTATGATTATCTGCTAAAAAAACAAAATGAATTAACCTATAAAAAAATAAAATTAGCGCGGGCGTGCGCGGCTGCGCGCGTGCCTGCGGATGAGCGTTCTCAGGAACGGTTAATACAAAAAAAATCTTGCAAAATGGCAAAAATTATGTTAAATTCTAGGCGTACATATGAAAACGAACAGAACGAAGTCGACGACGAGTTCTAATAAACAGGGTACGGGACATAGTCCCGCAACGCGCTCCGCGCAGCGGAATGCGCGAATTGAAGCCAAGCGAAAATTAAATCCGGGAGGGACCGGGAGGGCAGTAGCCCTCCCGGTCCCTTTGTCGTTTGAGGAACGACAACGGACACACTATGATTCAATCTACAATTCTTACGCCTATTCTGCCTGGTGTAGCAGATAGGAATCGATAACCTGAAACGTTGCACGTAAAAAAAGGAGCAAAATATTATGGAGATGTTTGCGATCAAAGATAAAAAAGCCGATCAATTTTTTCCACCAATTTATGCCCACCATCATGCACAGGCGGTACGGCAATTTAGCACTGCCGTCCAAAAATCCGAGGGTGATTTACATCTATATCCCGAGGATTTCGACCTCTACTATATCGGCACGTATGACCAGATAACAGCAACCCATCACAATGTAACACCTGAGGTGATTGCTCAGGGAAAGGCATTTGCAAATGGCCTCTAATCCTCGTTGTCTCTCCTATTGGGATGACTCTCCGGTAATAATTTATCCAAAAGGTATGCCCTCAAAAACTCAACAACAATTTCGGGATGTTAACGATTTAAATACCATTTTACGTAATCGTCACCCTGCAACTCTGCCGTTAGCAGAAATAGAGAGTGAAATTAATGACCTTTCTAAACAACCTACTACGCTGGCTCAGGCCATTGAATTTAATAATCGCATCAATTCAACATATGATGCAATACCGTCAAACATCCGAAAACATTTCCGAAATGGACAGGAAATGCTCGAATTCCTGGCAGACGAAAAAAACAGATCCCGAGCAGAGGAACTCGGTCTACTCAAACCAAAACCAAAAACCGAGGTCCCACTGGCCGACCAAATAGTCGAGGGCATAGTAAAGGCCACGGCAAAACAGGCAAAAACTAAACCGGCTGAATAGCCGGTCGTGTTTAAAAAACCCTTGTTACTATAAACACGACTGACACCGGAATCCGGTGGCAGTAAAAAAAAGGAGCGAAGCGACTATGAAAAAAAACAAAAATTCAGGATTCACCAGAGTTGCAATATCAATTGTAGATCGAGTCAATGGATTTATCAACGAGCAAAGAGTTCTGATTTTACCCGATGATCAGGAAATTCTTGTTGAGTATGATGTATTGCCAGCAACAAGGAATTTAAATAAAAAGGAGAAACAAGGATGACACAAGAGGAGATCGAAAAAAGACAAGATGCCTGCATTTTCGATCAAATTTGTTCAACTCAGGCAAAAAACGGGTGTCCTAATGGCATATGTCTTAAATATCGGGATGCTTTTTCGTTAAAATCTTTTAAACGTCGGATCAAAAGTCGACAAATGGAAATGGAGTTAAAATAATGAGACACGCAAATCAACAAATATTTTCTCAAATTCGCGGACCAAATGTAGAACGATCAAAAATTTCGGCTCCGAGCATATTAAAAACCACGATGAACCCCGATTATCTGTATCCAATTTTTGTGCATAAATGCATTCCGGG